CTTTAACTTGAATTGTGTCTGATACATTCATAATCTGTGCTCCTGTCCATTGAACGGTAGTATATCCTGGTAAAACTGTGTTATAAAACAAAGCGTTAGAAGCACTTGGTGTGCCTTGATCTGGAACTAAACTAATATAGATATGCTTCGTTGACCCTGTGGTATTCATTACAGTAATGTCTTTTACATAAGTTCTGGTATTAGCAGGTACAGTATAGACTGCAATGTAATCTGTGGTAGCCGCATATTGAGATAGAAGGGTTCCTGTAATATCTTGAAATGCCATTAATAATCTCCTAACCAGTGCAGTGTATTCAGTCCATCAGCTCTAGTTTTAACTGCATTGTTATTAGCATCAATAGTATTAAAATAAATACGAAGCTGATTAACTAATTGTAAAAATTGCTCTCTTTGATAATCAGGACCAGGATTAGTTAAGTTAGGTCCTTTTGTTGAAGTTATGATAGCCATTATCCTCTCCTTCCATCAGGTCTAAAGTCAACACGTACAGCACCTATTTGCCATTGAGTTCCTACTGTGTTTGATGCTATTTTAAAATTCATCTGACGACCGCGTGCTCTTACAAAGACTTGATTTGTATATTGATTTATTGATGCCGTTGTAATCACATCTCTTGTTAAAGTATTTCCTGCAACATCACTTGTATTATTAGAAGCTCCTGGGAAATTACGTACACCAACAGTCATCTCAACTTCTGGCACGATGGTAGCTCCTGTTACCGAGTTTGTAGTATCTGAGTTCGTAAAGTTCACATCAGGGATAACGCGTTTAGTTAAAATAAAATTATCTCCGTCTTCAATTGCCATATCTGAAGATTGTATGTATGCACTAATAGGAAGTGGAGCAGCGCCTTTAGGTTGACCATCATCATTGCCAACTTCGTGTTCATAAATATACCCATTACTTGCAGCCAGTGGAGAAGTTAATATTTGAGAATCAAACCATGCTGTTCTATTTAATGTACCGTAGTACCAGATTTGCTCTTGATAATTATAGATCACATAGCGATTAATGCTTGAAGAATTAGCAGAAGCATAGAACCAAATAATCTCACTAAATTCTCTATTTGATCCTGCAAAGATAAGTTGGCTTTGAAGCAAGTTAATATCAGTAAATATGTATTGGCGTAGTGTACAAGGTAAAGTGTTTACTCGACCGTCATAGACGAAGAACTGATCGTGCCCCATCCAGAATACCATGTTATTAGCTTCAGCCACAGCATTAGGTCCAACAATATTAATATTATTAGATATTAAATTCAAACTAAATACTTCTGTTGTTCCTAAAAATTGAAGTGTATTAATTGCCGTGTCGGTAAAGATAAGAATCTCTTGTCTTGTTTTATATCCAGCAATAATTTGAGAACCATCTTTTACTCGTAAGAATCCTGCTGAATTAGTTATTTCAGGTTTCCATTCTTCAGGCTGAGGTCCAATATCTGGATCAACGTTAGCCCAGCGAATTAATAAGGGGTCAAAGTTTCCTGAATAATTAATCGATACAAAGGTTCCTACAGTTGTTGCATTTGAACCTGGGTCATAAGGCAATGTTACAGTAAAGGTTGTTGATGTAGGAGTGGCTACAACTTGGTATTCGCCTTGATAAACTTGTGGAGCTTGTCCGCTAAACTCAACCCAATCTAATGGGTCTAGACCATGTGAAGTATTTGTTGTAATTGTTGCTGTTGTTCCTGATCGAGTAATTGAGTTTATAACTGCACCTGTACTTGTTGCTCTTCCATATTCTGTACAAGATAAAGCAAGAAGATGTCCACTCGGAGCAAACATAACTTCACCTACTTGTTCAGGTACAGCACGGGAACCTGCTAAAGTATTTAATCCCACAGAGATGTTACTAAAATTAGAAGTGTAATCCCAATAATAAATATCTCCTGCTTGGATATTCCAGATTAAATCATTGTTAAATTGATCTTGGAAAATAATTCGTGGAGGGAGTAAGACTGGATTAGTCGACGCAGAACCCCATGTACCTCGGCTCCATGTTCCTGTACCCCAACCATAACCATAGGTGTTACCACCAAAGCCAATATGAATTTGAAAAGTTGCTGTAATAGACGTACCGCCTCCACCTGATACAGTAGAAGTTGCAGCTGTTGTTACCGTTATATCAAAGGTTGTCGCCGTAACATTAGATACTTGATGTTCTGTATTTAGTTCACCTGATGGAACTCCACCTACAGTAGTAGCACCTGCAAAAGTAACATAGTCTCCTTCATTAGCCCCATGTCCAACAAGAGTTACAGTGACTGTAGTAGACCCTGTCGTTGTGTCAAAACAATTATCTGTGGATGGGGTAGTTGTTGAAGTATAAATAACTCGAACAGGAGTTATATCGTATAGGGCAGTTCCAACAAGCACATAAAACTTTTCACTGGTGCCTAACCCTGTAATTATGCTACCGTCTGTTGTCCTATAATTATATAAGCTACGACATTGTCCAGCATAAGGTTCAAAGTTTAGAACTTGCCATCCACCAATTTTCTCAGCAAAACCAGAACGAAACCGAACTTTATCCATTTCATACCAACCGCCTTCATTAGCATAATTTGTGTTATCCCGGTTGATACCTGGTTTAAATAGTAATTTTTTTAGTGCCATTTTATCCTCGCATTAATAAAGCGTGTTCTGCTATTCTACGACGTTGCAGCCCTTGTAACACTTTACCCCCTGCTCTACAATATTTTAATAACGTCTCCCCAGCAGTCTCCTTATCACCACGTATAAATGCAGACCGAACTGTCGAGCGCTGAAATGTTCCCAAACCAAGATTAAAGCTAAAGCTGACAAGAGCATCAAACTCAGACTGTTTTGGTTGCACAGTACCCAGCAGACGAAGTACTCCAGCTTCAAAGCGTAATAAATCTTTTCTAAGTAAATCATCTATTTCCTCACTAGACCATATTCTATCATCTTCTGGTTTTAACTTAAAGGTATCTCTGTCAGCTAATTTTAAGCGTAATTGAGCATCGTAAATGACATGACCTACTCCGATCGTCCATACACGAGCACTACATTTATAAGGGCGGTTTTTAATACCCTCAAAATGCTTAATTAACTTGATTCCTTCTTCAGAAGTTTTCATTATCTCTTCTTATCCCAATGACGAGAACCAAACCAGAATCCAATAATAGAAGCTACAATAGCCATCTCTTCATCTGAAAAAACTAATTCTAAAGCTGTAGTAAAGTCTACCCCTGTTTTTATAGCCCATACCATACCAGCAATATCAGTAAAGAGTAGTAAAAACACAAAACAATAGGTAACAACAGGACGAACTGAAGCAGAGAGACTACGAATAAACGGACCCGCTGCCTCTTGAAGTTTGGCATCGTGTTGATAGAGGGCAACTCGTTCTTCTGCATAGGTCTGCATTTCAACTTGATCTGTTCTAAATTCTTCAATACGTTCTTGTGACGCATAACCTTTTTCGGCAAGAGCGAGAGTTCGTTCCATGTCCAGTTTAGCCATTTGCAATTCATGCTTCTGGTCTCCTTTTTGTTGGAAAAATTGTAATACACTAGGGAGCCCTGATGTGGCAAAACCTAAAATACCTGATAATATACTTAACATTGTTGCTCCTTAATTAATATCTAATCTATTTGTTGTTGCTTTTTGTAGTGCTTTCATTTTGTCATTTACGCCTGATATAGCCGCATTGACTTCACTACGTATACTTGATAATGACGCTTCTACTTCGCGTGCAGTTCCTTTACTGACTGCGGTTGATTCACGAGCTAGAGCAATTGCATCACTGGCTTTTTCTTGTAGTTTAATATTAGCTTGCATCAACTCCATATAGCGTTCTTGTTGTGCTTGGAGTTTTATTTCTAATGCTTCTATCTTTGATCCGTCAAATTCTTCAATAACCGAATGCATCTGATTGTAAAGGGTTATCATCCAATAAGCTCCTCCACCTAGCACCGGCAATGCCGCTAAGACCAGCGTTAACATCGTCCGGGAGGATAAAGTCAAGGAGAATGTTTTGTTGTTGTCCATATTCTTGTTCCTGTACTAAATTCAATATATCGTTCAATTGTATTTGTTGCAGCTCGAGGCCGTTGTTTAAAATATCCAGTGACATGGTTATCCCAAATCCTGGTACTAGCTCTTTACCTGCAGGAACCTTGACTTCCTGTTTAGACTCTGATTTCTTTTCTTCTTTCTGCTCTTCTTTTGGCTTTGATTCTTGCCGCGATTCTGTCCCGCTTGAGCTGTTCGTAGTAGCTTCTTTCTTTGTTTCTTGTTTCGGCTGGGTTTCTCCAGATTCCACCTTCGGGGGCGGCATAAGTTCTGGCATCGTCGTAGTCAGAATCTGCACACTTTCCGGCGCAGTTACATTGTCTGTAGGTGTGGTTATAGCACTCATGGATTGACTGACTTCTGTCGGCTGGTCTGTTGAAGGCGTAGTTCCAATAGGCGAGACTGGGCTTACTGGACTTGTTAAATTCATTGGGTTTGTTAGCGTTTGTACGCAAGTGTTGTTTGAGTCTACCCAGTCTGTCCACTGTCCTTGACCATAAGGGTCTGAGCACTGAAAGCTTCT